CGAGTACCACTGAAATCTGTCCACTTAGGCTTCGGGTAAAGCTCAACATCTAGCCGCTTCCACATATCTTCAGATTCGGCGCGAGCAACCCGCATCCGAAACATAAAGCGTTCAAAGTCTTCGCGAATGCCTTTCAGGCCATTATCACGGTCAACACCGGAATCGGACATCTTCTCGACAGCCCGAAGATTAGCTTGCGCTTCCTTCGTGGCAACGGCGGCAGCTTCCGCCGCCGCCTTAGCCTCAGCAGCCCTACGGCCCTTGCTGATGTTCTCCATCAAACGATCATTAGCCGCCTGATCGTACTTAACATCAAGACGGACAGGGATATCCTTTGCCCGATCCCTGATCCGGTCAAGCTCGCGCTCAATGAACAGCCGGTCTTTAACAACCCGGTCTTTGTCAAGGTTGACATCGAACGAAGCAACATACGTCTTGAAAGTAGTCTCTAAATCCGCAAGCTCATTGCGGATCGCCTCATCCTCAATCGTGGGCTTCAGATTAAGGGTAGCCGCCGACATCACCTTATTGATGTCGGACATCATGTTCTTCTGCCAACGGTCATCAGTGACGACGTTGATCTTCGCCGTCTGATCCGCAGCAGCAGCAGCTATATCAGCCTTCGCCTTAGCGGCACCCACAGTTTTAAGAAGAATATTGACATCCGCCGACAGCTTCTCGACAGCTTCGAGTTCCGCCTTAACAAGCGCCCGGAAACCCTTAAGGTCAGGCTCAACCTTGACATTAACCGAACCAATAGTATTACCAGATGCGCCGGGTGCGGTCATTACTCGCCCTTTCGTTTAGCCGCAGCGAGCTTTTGCGCCGCAATAAAAGCAAATGAACCAGGACCACGGTTCTTACTCCGGGTCCGCTTATCAGGAATAGGGAAAGGCTCAGGTGGCTTCGGTTTAGACTTCGAATGGGAAGCGATATACGTGTACTGCAAACCTCGCACAGCGTTCACGACAGCGGCAGTGGCGTACCGATCCATGTTCCAGCCCCGGAACTCCTGACCGCCACGACGCTCCGCATTGAAACGGCAATCATCAGGCAGGCCACGAATCAAAACCAGAACATACAACGGAGTTAGGTGGGCCTCAGGGACAAAAATGTCCCTGAGGTCCACACCGTAATACTCCTGAAGATCAGCGACCAGATACTCGCCGTACTCGTCAACTAGCTCTGCGAGTCCCCGGCTTCCCCCGATTGGGTCTTCTCCATCCACGACGAGAACACCCGCAGCGTCAGCGCCAGATCATCCTGAATCTCCTCGACCAGCTTCTCAGCCAACACAGGCTTATCAGCGACCAGCGGGATGATATGCAACGCGATATTCGCGGACTTCTCAGTCGAAGACAGACCCGAAGTGTCATCCTCCTCAGACGCACGCTGAATCTCAGACATCTCATCCAGCAGCGTGTAAACCTCATCCCGATTCTTGCGCGGAACCCGCAGCAGATTCTTCAGGGTGAGTGTCTTACCATCGACCTCAATTTGGAACGGGGCGAACTCCCGCTCAATCTCCTCGCGCATAGCGTCAAGAGTGAAAATGTTTCCCATAGCGGACCTTTCGTTGAATGTTTATAGGCGGGCCTGTTGTTAGTTGGCGGGACGAGGGGGAGAGGTAGGCCCGCCAAGACACCCCTCCCCCCCGGTCAAACAGAGCGGATCAGACGAACAGTTCCTTGCTGATCCACTCAAACTTATTCACCGAACCGTGCTTCAAGAAGGTTGCACGAACCGGCAACGAGGCGAACTCGTCAGTCGCGAGACTGATCGAATCGTCCCGGCGCAGCGAAGCCTTCGGTGCGTAGAAGCCGATCTTGGTGTCACCGTCAACCACGATCACCAGCAGTGCCTTCTCGACCGCGACCGGGTTGCTGTTCGCGACACCGAACACACCGCTCGCAGGCGAAGCGTCCTTGCCGTAATACAGTTCGAAGGACTGAGTGTCGAACTGCTGCAACAGCATCGTCAGGTAGTCCTCGACCGGCTTCGTGGTGACCTCGCGCAGCGACTCGTTCTGCCAGGTGCCGCGAATCTCCTTATCGCCACCGTCGTAACCGAACTCGGGCAGGTCATCGCGTGAAGTGTGACCCAGCGGGTTCCACCCACCGGCAGCGGACACAACCGCAACCACCGGCACCGGGGTGGTGCCGGTCAGCGAGTTGGTGCCCACGTTCATCACAATCGTCTTGCCGTGATGAATGCCGATCCACGAGATTGTGTAACCGTCTTTGAGGCTCTTACCGCTGACCTTGACGCTGCCGGAACCAATACCCGGCACACGCTCCAACACGTACTGCACATCAGAGGCAGTGGCATCGAAGTTGATAGGACCGGTCACACCACCGGCTGCGGGAACAACCCCACCCGCTGCGGGATCAACCTCACCGACAGCGGCGTCCACCGGCTTGGTGGCCTTGCTACCGGACTTCGGCGTACCCGCAACCTCCGCGTCGGGAGTCTCAACACCCGCACCCGGATCGACCTCAATAGCCGGACCCGCCTCCACCGGATCACCGCCGAACGCGGTGAACGTCGGGATGTTAAGGGTGAACGTGCCGGCAGTCGCCGTGCCCGTGATCTTCAGGCTGTGCGTCTGAGCGCCATACGATTCCGGGTCACCAGTGGAAATCTGGTCCGGACTCGGGCGGGGATGACCAACCGGCGCGGTGTAAATGTAGCCGACTGCCGCTGTAAGGACAGCACTATCGTTTTGTGACATGAATATTCTCCTGGTTTTGTAGTGGGCGGTGCCCTAATTGAATAAGCCCCTGGACCCGCCAGGAGTCCATGAACAAGGAACTGAACTGGGTTGCACCCATCGTTTCCTTAATCGAATGCAAGTACCCTTCCGGGTACAGCGTTTGAAGCCTCTGGGCTTCGAACAGCGCCTCTAGCGCATCCTCGTAAAGCTGCTCAGTCTCAGGTAAACCAACATTGGTGTAGCAGGTCATCTCAATCACCTGAAACGCCAGCAGATTCGGTTTACTCTCATGCCTCTTGCCACCGACACGCCTAATGTTGATTAGCGGAAATGTCCGATAATCAATGTCGGCACCCCAGGTTGTGACGGTGACACCTGGCAGAGAGTCCCGAAGGATACGGAGGGCGATTGGGCTGATGCGTGGCATCCGCGACATACGTCCTCCTATCGTTTGCGTGCTTTGTATCCGGCTGCTGTGTACAAGATGTACAAACCCTCAGGCGAACGGGTGCTAGTGCCGGCGAAATACCCTGACGGAAGGTGGCCGAACTCCAACGCAATCGGATTCGGCGCATGAAGCTCAACCTGCCAGTCAGCAGGATGCTGCGGATCAGAAGTCTCATTGACATCAATGAATGTTTGACCCGAAGGCTCATCAATGCGATCCCACCGGGTTGAGGCCCTGACTACCGCCAGAATCGTTTCAGCCTTAGCGCCAAGCTTCATAGCGCAATCACCGACACCGACCTTCAGCCCCGGCAGATTCAGCACCGTTTCATTACATGACGCATAAACAACCGCCATCAGAACCTCTTGATCGTGTAGGTGACATGTTTGGTGCGGCGGGAGTTCAGGTAGTAGTTCACATCACCAAACAACGCCCAACGGTGACCCATCCACTCAATCTGAGACTGGGCACCCAAGATGATCGGAAATGATCGGGGAAAGCGCATCGTATACACCTTCTCCGTTTCATACCCCTCGTTGTCCTGCTCCTGGCGTCGGGCAGACGTACCCGACTGACCCAACACCTGAAGCCTCGCCTTAGTGCGGATACCGGTCTTCGCGGGTTGTGTGCGGGTGTTCCCGTCGATGTCTATAACCATCTCCTCCGGGTACACCGTGATCCAAACCTGCGCGGTGTCAAGCAGACTCATGGCTCACCAAATCTGCCGTGTCCAGTCGATCACCCGGTAATTTTTACGAATCTCCTCAATGTCCCTGCGCCACAACGAACGAGGAACAGTCGGAGGAGCATACGTCCCACTATCAACCTGGGCATACGGGCGAAGAGTAAAGAACCGATCCTTGAACACACCAAGGGTGGCCCACTCATCGTCGGTGATATCAAGCTTCCCAGACGCAATGTCCTTCTGAAGCATGTATGTGTAGTTGCCGTCTGTCTCTGAGTAATATCCCTCAGGGTTCCTCGCGAGCCTAAGCACCGCGTCGGACTCAACCTGAACAACATCATCGACAAGGATGTCACCAGACTCAACCAGATCATCAAGATCGGGGATGCGTCGGCGGATCATCCGCTCCACGTCCTCAAGACGTGTATTTACCAGTGCGGCTTCCTCACAGGTCAGTTCATGCGCCCAACGGACAGCAACATCTTCGGCGGTCGCGTATGCCATGACTAACCCTTCTTGACTGGTGCTTTCCTAGTGGTGGCTTTCCTAGGGGCCGGAACAGGTGCCGGAACAGTCTCCGGAGCAACGAACTCGAACTCGCCGGGATACTCGTCAATGAGCGGCTCATCCGGGGTAGGTTCCGGCTCCTCTGGAAGCGTCTCGGGTTTCGGCTCCCAAGGCGGCACGAACGGAGGCGGCTTCAGACTGCTGCCGGCCTGCCAATCCGCACCCAGACGGTCAGCCTGTTCCTGTGACACATATGCCACGCCGTAATTGATTTTGTTCTGAACTTGAACCACGCCAATCCTTCCCTGGTAGGGGGCGGCTAACCTCACTTAAGACGCTAAGTGAAGTCAGCCGCCCTCCTTAACCTCACTTAGAAGCAGCGGCCTTCGGGGCAACGCCCTTGTTCAGCTTCACGAACGCAGTCGGGTCATTGACGAGGGCGGCGAACTCGGCCTCCACACGTACAGCAACCAAGTTGTTCTGCCAGAGCGACACGATGCCAGAGCCGTCACCTGCGGCGGAAAGGTCCAGGGTGGCCTGATCCGACACGTCGTAGCTAAGACCACCGACCTGGCCCCAGATGATCTGGCTGAAGTCGCCCATCACACCAACGGTGTCGCCGTCAGCGACATGATCGGAGATGTAGGTGGGGCGTCCCAGGACACGGCCCGAACGGAACGGGGCGTTGATGTCGGTGTAGGTGGCCTCAATGAACAGCGGACGGCCAATCTGATCGACCGAACCGTTCAGGATCGGCTCGGCCAGATTGTCGAACAAGGTCCCGGTCCACTTCTTGCCATCGTCAAGAAGAAGCTGCAAACCGTTGTTCAGTGCGGCGTAGGCGTTGTCGCCCAGATCGACCTCTTTGTCGGTGTCAGCAACGCTGTTACCGAACGGGCCTTCGCCACCAAGAACAGCGGTGTCGAACGCCAGGGCGATAGCCTCAGCGACCTTGACCCGCATGGTGTTCAGGTAGTTCAGCGGGTTCGCACGCACAACCTCAGACGAGGCCGCGAAGATCGTGG